GAATTTTTCAAATGTATAACCATAATCGCTGTTCGCACTGATTGAAGATGTGGCAATCGATGCAGTTGCGTTTGTGGTTGGAGAACCGTTTGCAAGCAGACCGGGGTTGATATCCAAGCGAACATTGTTTGGCACACCCACTACACTGTTTGCAGACAGATCGATAATAGCGCGTTTGATAACGCCCTTGTTCGTTGTTGGTCCGAACAGATATCCCTTGACAATAAAGTTAAAAGAGTATAGAATAGCACGACGACTCATAAAGTCTGCTTCGTATGTATCTTCGATTTGCATGTCCTTCAGAACCGTTGGTACATCATACTTATCTCCCACCTCTGGTACGAGTGTCAGCGTGTGCGTCCATTCTGGTCTAAAGAACGGGAGAATCTGTTCGACGACTTGAACTGCATCTTCTTGATTGGCAAACATACCGTGTAGTGTGAAGTCGATGTCGTATGGTGTCGGTGTCCAAACGGAACGGAGTGTGTTATTGTCTCCCACACGAATACCAACATTGCGCTGTAGTTTATTTAAACCACGATCTGGAGCATAAGTCACATTCGTCATCTCAAAAGAGAGGCGTGGCAACTGAATCGCAACATCTCTGTCGAGATTCGGATCAGCGCGGAGTCGTGCTAAAAACTTCTCACGAGGACCGTATGCGATTGGCACACGAATCGTTTGAACGGCAGTACCTGCATTGTTGTAGCGAACAACATCGATGTCGTTGAACATATTGCCAAACATAATGACATACTTACGCAGAATGCCGTGGTAGTAACTGTGTCCAAACATTACCAACTACCCCCTTCAGAGAACGGATTAACTTCAGTAAAGTCAATGAAACTAATGTTAGAGGCAGTTTGGAAGAACTCGTTGTTTGCTTGATTGTCAGTTGTCTCGATCTTGTACTCTTCTTGTACGATAGCAAATCCATTCTCAAAGACGAGTCGATCACCTGCTTCCGTGAGCATTTCAAGATTCTGTTTGACACCAGAGTAATCGTCTTCGATTGCATCAATGTCCGCAATACCAGTATCAATGACTTCGTGACTGTACTCAAAGAGTTCAAGTGTGATGTCATAGGTTTGCAATGAACCCATCTGATAGAAGATTGCTTCATGCTCAACGAACTTGACCTCAAAGATTTTACCGTTGAGTGGGAAGTAGAGTAAGTCTCCTTCCGCAGGACGCGCCACCCCATCTGCCTCATCGACCGGAGTTGTATGCTCAATAGCAATCTCTTCACCAAAACGACGACGAGCAACAGTGAGAACCATTTCATCGCGAATCTCCAAACCGAACTTAGATAGGAAGTCCCCATCGCCTTGGAATCCATCCACGGATTTGATGTACATCTCTACTTGATATGCGTTCTCAAACTTTGATAAGACATCTTCACCAAAGAGTTGATCCTCTTTTACAAGAGTTCGTGGCAAGTAAAACACATCAATACCGTAGATTCTGATCGATTCAATGATCAAATCCTCGATAAGTGTTTGCTCTTGCGTGAAGGCAAAGTTGTTAAAGTATAAGTTTGTAGTAGGCATTGATTACCCAATCATATCCATCGCGGGCATTGAGTAGTTGTTCACAACTTCTTCTTCTAACCGCTTAATTTCTTCATCTGCCTCTGACCAGATTTGCTGTCCATTAAACTGAACACCACCGGGCAATTGCATCCCTTCAAACTTCTTGAGGTTCTCGCCCCACTGACGCTTGAATAGTTGTGTACAATATGTACGCAACCAACGATCCCCCCACACAGATGTGTAGGTGTCTGGATCAAGTACGCGGTATGCTTCGATAATGAGATACTCACCAACAACAGTGCGAGTGTTCCAATCCATATCAATGAACAAACGATCCATGTGACGATTGAAACGCAGTGGTTGCTTACCCACAAAGATTTCTTCCATCAGTGCCACTCTACGCATCGACTCAGTATAGTTTACAAACTGAGCATGCGACCAATCGTAGATTTCGTTGAGCGTGATCTGATAGCGTAAATTGAATAGGTTGTTGGCATTGAGTCCAGTACCGATAGGAAAGACATTGATGACACCATTGATGTTAGTAGGAATATCAATGTAACCGTTTGTCTGATCGGATGATGTGACTTGATGCTTGTAGTAAGTTCTTTCCACGCCATCATAGTGATAGTCGCGATAGAACTCAAGAGCATCGTCTATGCGATCTTGCATCTGATCTTCATCGATGTTGATCTCAATAACTGGATGCCCAAGTCTACGGAGACAGTAGTTCTTTAATTCTGTTCTGCTTCTTGGATTTGCCATAAAAAAATAGTCCTAGAGAGGTTATCTGCTAGGACTATTTATAACGGTTGAAATGTTAATTAAATTTATTCAGTAGGTGGACCTGCAAATTCCATTTCATCGTCTAAAATTTCCCACCTACTGGTATCATTATTCCACCAAGTAAAAACATGAGTTGGTCTGGATACCATTTCGTTCCAAGCACCATCTCCATTTTTAGTCCAACTATCAGAAAGTGGGTTTTTAGGTTGCCACCTTCCCAAAGAGGGAACATATTCACAACCTGCTTCAACATTTAAAAATGCAATATCGTTTTCACTACACTCATAAACACTTTCGTTTTCCTGCACTGAGGTTTCTACCCAAGAATCATAATCGTCGTCGCTTACTAAAGCAGCAACTATGAGATTGTTTTCACTATCTACAATTCCATATTTTTTTGTTTGTTCTTCTGGCACTTTAGTCTTCCCTTTTAATTAGTTCGATTTCGATTAACCTATGTTTATAAATCTGATACATCCGCCTTGACCACTACCGCGTCGAGCACCTCCGCCCCCGCCTTGTAATAATCCTTGCTGTCCCGGTACTGAGTTCGGTCCAGACGCTAGGGTGTACCCACCAAGACCTTGGTTAGATCCCACAAATGCAAAATAGGGACTTCCGTAAAAAGTAGGATTTCCGGGTTGTCCATTAGCAGGAGTACCGGGATTGTAATTACCTGCGGTTCCAACAACGAATGGATTGGTAGTAGTGTTATTGGTTGAGTTTGGAACAAACCCAAATGCTGTTGATCCAGGTGGTCTCGGCGTTTCACGACCCCCAGAAGGACCACCTGCTCTGCACAACGCCCAGACACCAATTCCTGTAGATGGTCTAGTGTAGTTACCGGATGCATTCAATTGAGAACTGAAAGATGAACTTGTGGGCATACCTGCTGATGCCGCTGTGTTCTGCGAATTTCCATCAGAAAATGTTATTCCAGTTGAGTTCAAGGTTACTGCCATTTTTTATACCTCTATTCTTTTGACTGTTGAAAATTTGTTTTCTTGATAACATTCATCAAACAAATCTTTTATTTTATTTATCTGTTTATTTTTTTCCATAATAAACTTACAAAAACTTTGTTTCATAATGTAAAGCGATAAATCTGAAGTATAAACTAAATCATACTGTGCGAATTCTTTAAAGAAACTTTCAAGATCAAAATCATCATCAGTGGTCACATCTTGATTCATACAAAATAAAATTTCGCTTTCCCCATTAATAAAATTTTCCCAACAAAGTAAATGGTTAGAAATAGTGTTTTGAGTAAAAGAAAACTCCACACTATGTTTTGATAAATCTTTAACTGTTTTGATAACAGGAAGAGAAAATAATTTTTCCTTATAAAACTCTTCCGATGTTTCATCAGCATCAATACACCCATCCACAAAATCTTCAACTATAAAATATTTTTCGTCTATAAAAATATTAATTACATTAAAACTAGGCATCATATTATCACATCCTAACAGTATCTAAACAACGACATCTCCATGATATCTACATGTCCACATCGTTAAACTATACTTTACTCCAGACTTTAATGGTAAGCACTCATGTCCATGAGTCACCATGCCCGGAAATAAAATGCATCGACCAACAGCAACATCTTTATTTGATATTCCTTGGCGATGATAAACGAGTTCAGCACCTTCATAATCATCATTTAATTTGACTGAACCTGTGACTAGACTAGCGTCATTGTGATAAGCAAGACTCACTTGGGTATCCATAGCATATCTCATAACAAATGCATCTCTCAGACCATACATTTCCATAGGTGACCAATATTCTTCTACAATTGGGTATATATGTTTTTCCCAATGTTTTTCAAGTTCATCCCAAAATCCAAGTTCTTTCATTCTAATTTCTTGAGCAGGGAATTTATCATATGATAAACTACCCCAACCCCCATGACGATCTGCAATATCGATCAAATCTTCGCACTGTGCTTGCGTCATAAAATCGACAACAAGCATATCCTTCTCTATTACATCATATTTATAATTTGAGGGTATCCACAAAGACGGTGCTTTTGGATAAAATTGATTATAGAGTCGATCAAATGTTTCTTTTGCATCGTCTCCACCGTTGCCGTGGTAGATGCAACCGAATGTATTTGTGATTGGGTTGAACAACTGATTGCCATACTTCTGCATTTGAGGTTCATTTGTTTGGAAAATGTAACCCTCATAGTCTAAAATCATGTCAAACTGATTTGACAAAAACCGTTGCGTGTAGTATAGTTGATCATCGTCATGATGCTCAAACCCATCTTGAGATTCGTTTAGAATCTTCTTTAGTTCTCCCACTTCCGCAATAAAAGTTCCACTGTTCAGATACCGATAAGGTGTCTCTGATGGGGGGTATTGATTGGCAAGTGATGAGTCTGGATAGCACTCCGACTCTGCTGAGAACACTGCTCGTGAGTTGAATCCAATGTATCGACGAACAATGCTTTCTAAATTATCTGCATAGAAAACATCGTATGCATCTGTGAATAAAACGACATCATGATCTGGCAAGGACTTGATATATTCTCTGAGCAAGTTGATCTTCATCCCACCGCCCGGTCCAGACATATCAGTTCCTTTCCAATCAACATTCTCTCCAATGTTTTTTGGATGGATACCGCATAGCATACTCGACGTATTCACTTGAACACATCTCTTTCGATCAGTTCCAATTGTAATCGGATGCACATTGAAATCGATGAACCATTCTTCTTCTGATGATGGTTCAATGTCTGAACTCAGTTTTGAACGATTTTCTTGATCTGCCAAGTTGTGTTTGAACGCGACAGCATTTAACTGGGGCAGTACATGAGGTAAGAACTCATCCACTGGAATTATTTGCTTGAGAATACCAGAACTCAATAGAAAAGACGCACACTTAGGTGTGATCACATACGCAGTCATATTGTATGGATACGCAGGTTTCTCTATCGTGTCATTGATTGATACTGTGTTCTCTGGTTCGTTTTCATTACGAGACAGATAGATGAAATCGTATTCCTTTGCCAGAGACTCAATGTATTCTTCGTCTAACTCACCGACGATTGCATCATCTTCAAATACCATAATCGGTTCGTTGAGATTCTTACATGCTGTCCATGCTCGTGCGTGTGAGAGAAAACATCCTATCTCACCGCGAGTCAGTTTGCGATTTTTAAATGGGTCACGCCATAGACGATTCGTATCGAAACCACTTTGAACCAATGTTGCATGATTGAGTTCTTGTCCATCTACTGCTTCTATGAACTCGACGGACAGATGACTATTGACCTCAAGGAAATTTTTCCGACGATCTTCTCTTCGCTTTAGATTAATAACATACTTTTTCATCTGAATTTTGGTCCTTCGATCCATGATACTAACGACTTGCGTGTGCCTTTTGTAACCTCAGTCACTCGATGTCTTAAAAAAGAGGGGAACACAAAGATGCTTCCTTTCTGTCGGATGCCTTGTGGTTGAATGTATTGTGGATCAATCTCAAAGTCACCGCCTTCATAATCATCTGAATCAGAGAGTTGTATAATGACACTGATCTTGCGATCAGTTGTTCTTGGATTTGCCCAAAAGGTATCAAAGTGCCAATCATACTTACCCAAGTCTTGTGCATTATATATGGTGTATTGAATGTCCCGAATAAGAGTGATATCAAATCCGAAAGCATTACGGTTTGCTTCTTCAGCATAGTTCCATATCAAATCAGCAATGAAGCGACTGTTTGGATCGTTACGATCTACCCATCTCACTTCACTGCGTCGAACTTGATTGTCAGTATTATCCCCACCAAATCCCAGATTGGCATCTTGTGGTTCGTAATATTCACATTCTGTAATAATCTTGTGGATAGTGGGGTCATCTAAGACCCCACCCCACAATTGCCACATTTCATTCATGATTTAGTGTTGATGTACCTTTGCTTTCAATTCTTCAATTTGTGCTTGCTGATCTTTAATTGCTTCGATCAACAGTGGAACAATGTAATCATACTTAACTGTCAAGTAATCAAGTTTAGGATCAAAATTGTCGTTAATTGGTGCGTCTTGAATTACTTCTGGAAGCACTGCTTGTACTTCTTGTGCAATTACACCTACTTGACGACTATCATCATCGTATCCAAGTTCTTTTGCTGTCTCGTTCTCATAGAAGTAGACACCATTTAATGATAACACTTTATCAAGTGCATTGTCAATGTTTCCTTCCACATCCTTGAGTCGAGCATCTGAGTAGTATGCAACGATAGAGTTTGTGGCACGAATTTGACCTGCCGTTCCAGAAGCACCAGTACCTACGCCCAAGGAGTTAACTTGTGCGTTAGAGTTGGTTGTGAAACCACCTGCGGGTCCTTGAGGTCCAGTTGGTCCAGTTGGTCCAGTAGCACCAGTTTGACCCTTCTGACCCTTAGCACCTTGTGGTCCTTGAGCACCTTGAGGTCCAGTAGGTCCAGTAGGTCCAGTAGGTCCAGTACCACCTTGAGCACCAGTTTGACCTTTTTGACCCTTAGCACCTTGTGGTCC